ATCGGTGTCGTTGCCATACTTGGCACAAGCAAAATAAACATCAAAGCTTTTAGACAACAGATTGTTAATTTCATCTTGTGCTTCTATAAGCGTCTCGACAAATACTTGTCTAGGAATCCCCGCTTGTTTTAAACCGACAATGCAATACCATCCTTCTGTGGGCAGTACCGCTGTCAATAAGTCTGTTGTTGCCATATCACCTCAAAACCGAAAGAAAGGAAGGGCAGCAGGGGGGTCGGCATCCCCCTTTTCGTTCCGTCAAACTAGCTGCCCTGGGGTAGACTATGCGCTAAAGCAAGCCTTCTCTAGCATTGTTTTTATTTTTTCAGCCCGAGCTTTACTAGGTTTTGCAGCCCCAGTAAACCACTGATATATCGTCATGCGTGAGACGTTGAACTTGCCAGCAATCTGAACAACAGGGATATCTTTAGACATACAATACCGACCAAGCTGAACTCCCATTAATGCAGAGTCCGCTTCTTGGTTAGCTTTGTAAAGCCGAAGGCTGTAGCCTCTTAAACTCATGCTTCTTCTTGGCTCCATCCACTCATGATTGACTTAATGTCTTTCTTAGGTGTAGGTGCTTCAGCTTTTTTCTCAGGGCGCTTCTTTGGTTCAGCAATCGGCTCGGCTTCTTCTCTAGCTACTGGCTTTGGTGCAGCCAACTTAGGAGCATTTGAATCACCTTTAGGTACGCTCATCTCAATAGCTTTTAATGCTGATGGAGACATGCCTTGTTTCTTGGCTACTTCCCAATCTTCTTCAGACAAGAAATCAGTAGGTTTAAAGAATAACTTAGCGGTATCTGAATCTGGGTCAAAGCGCATTTCAGTAATCATGTTGTTTAAGTTGTAGCCTTGTGAAGCTACGTAACTACCAAACTGCTCAAACGGCATGTGATCTAAATCGCCTTTACCAAAGATTGACTTAGAAGCTAAAGTCATCTGATAGACATCGCCACCAACATTATCTGCAAGAGCTACTGCAACACGACGGAAGTGACGGCAAGCACGACCACCACCTGCACTTGAGCCTTTAATATTCTGTGGGCACTCATTGCAGTTATGGTGCTGAGGTTGTTCAATAGCCGCATCAGGACGATCACCGTCGTTAGACCAGCAATCAGGGGGAGTAGCTTCGGCTTTAGGATTGTAAGCACCAGCATAAAATGTGCGAGATACTTTCTTAGCATTGTTTACTACAACAACACTTAGTGTATCACTGTTGCTAGTCATTACTTCTTCGCCGTTAACAACCATGCGGAACTTACCGCCACGCAAAGAAATACGTTTGCTTCCACCGCCGCCACCCATAAGGGCTTTAGTAGCATCATCTAGTTCGACTTTTTTAAGATAGTCGGGTAAATCTTTTTTAAACAGAGCTAGTTCGCTCATTTGCTTCTCCTTACAGTTATTGAGTATGCGCTATCCACATTTAGCCCCGCGGGTAGCAAGTCGGGGTTTTCTTCTAGGAATTGTTTGATATTAGTTTGATGAACTCGGCGCTCTAATAACTCAGGCACTTGGTGTTCAAAAATAAAATCGTAAAATCGTTCCCAATCATTAGTCCAGTATCTTGACTTAACTGTTCTGATAGCAGTGCCATGCGCAGTTTTAATACTGTCGGCGCCTGTCTCTTCGCAGATTTGTAAGATTTGCTGGTTAATAATATCTAGTTGCTCTTCAAAGTCGGTTTCAATTCTATCCGCTTCTTTACGAGCAATATCACGTGCGTCTCGTATTTTTATGTATACGTTAACGAGTGCATCAACTGACGGTTTATCGTCCATGTACTTCCTTTCATAATTTATATTGGATCTTTGTCCACTTATGTAATACTAAACCTAAAGCTATACCTTGTCAAGTATTTTCTTCAACTTCATTTTTATACAAGTCAATTAGTTTATCATGAACATCTAATTTCTTTTGTAGTAAGTTATACAATCTTCCTTCTACGGGAGAACCCTTAATATGTACAATAGTCATAGGATTCTTTTGCCCTTTTCTATCAATACGTGCATTGGCTTGCAAATATGTTTCGATTGATGTAACAGGGGCATACCAAATAATTACGTTAGCTGCAGTCAATGTAACACCATGCGCCGCTGCTTGTGGTTGAATTATAAGAACTCGTGGGTTTTCATCTTCTTGAAAGCGTTTAAATATGTCTGTGCGTTTAGATACTGGGACCGCGCCGTTAATAACATCGCAAGTATGTCCTGCTTTTGTTAGGTGAGTTTTTAATAATTCTATCGTGTGAGTAAACGGTACAAAGACAAGAACTTTGTGGCTAGCTTCTTCAATAACTTCCTCGATAACTCGTAACCGATTAGAAACATCAAACTCAACAACGCTACCGTTGTCAGAATAAACAGCACCACCACTAATTTGAAGAAGTTTATTAAGATTAACAGCGGCATTAACAGATGTAACCTCTTCCCCTGCAGCCACCATGAGCATTTCTTTTTTGAGAAGTTTGTAGTATTTTGCCTGTTGCGGAGTAAGGGGGGCGTCTCTGAAAACATGTGTCACCTCTGGTAAATCTAAGCATTGTTCTTTAGTAAATCGGATTGCTGGTTGAAGTGCATCAAATACAATTTCATTGGCGTTTTCTTTAGGAACCCACCTATATCGACCAACGTTTTGCATTGTCTGATCTCTAAACTTACCAAAGAATTTAGGCACTTGATGAGCCACGCACATCTTAGCTAAGCCGTAAGCGTCCGTTGGGTTTTGGGCGGCTGGTGTTCCAGTCATCATCCATAGCCACGTGTCTGGTGTTATTAAAGAATTGAGTGTTTTCCATCGCTGTGTAGTAATCGTCTTATAAGCATTAGCTTCGTCAACTACAATTAAATCAAAGCCGCCTTCAGCAATTTCGTTGCGTACAATTTCAATGCCATCATAATTAATAATAACGAACTCGGCGCTGCCTCTAATAACTGCTTTGCGTTTCTCTCTATCTCCATACGCAATATTAACTCGGCGATGAACTGCAAACTTAAACAAGTCGGCTTGCCATGCGGATTGCATAATAGATAGCGGGCAAATAATAAGAACTCGGTTTATAACTTCCTGTTCTAGTAGGCAGTCGGCTGCCCATATTGCTGATGCTGTTTTGCCTGTACCCTGCTCATTAAAGCAGAAGGCTCTTTGGTTTGTTGCTAAAAATATTGATGTTTCTTTTTGATGCTCCATTGGGGGGTATACCCCAGGCCACTTATATACATTATTTTTTGCCATTTTTTGGCTTGTTTTGTTTGACTGTATGGTCTGAGTTTCGGCTAAATGAGCGGTTGGAGCTAGGCGATTTAAGTTTAAGGTTGCCTGCCGCATTTGTACCGCCTTTTGATAAGGGAATGACATGGTCAATATCCTTCCCCGTTCGGTCTATGCCCTTCTTGTCCATCGCATATCGGGCTTTCTCCCGTGCATTGCGGGATGGCTGTTCCCCCCGCTCTTTCTGTTGCTGGTATTCTTTCTTGTACGGGCGTGGTTTGTTCACGTAAGGCATAGCGGTCTTCCTCTTTATGGAAAATGTAGAGACTTCCATCTCCTAACACTATGTATTTTGGCACATTTTTAGGGTTTTTGCCGTACATTTCCGCAACAATAGCATCTAAATAGGCTACTTCATCGTCAATCTCTACCATACCTGCAAATGGGATTGGTTCTAAAGACATGGGGGCGGCTCCTTTGGTTTGTCAGGGACGTGATCGTATGCGGGAGTTTCCCAAAACTTACTATTGTTTGATATACCAAGAATATCAGGCTCTTCTTGCGTATAAAACTCGCCTTCTATATCTTTTGGATTTCTAGGGGCACCCTTCCACACTACAAAAATAGTCTCGGGATGCTCGCATCTTTTTTCTTTAAGCATCTGTATCTTGTATTCACGAGTGCAATCCAAGCAGTGGTTCATAGGGTCGTGTGGTTGGTTAGTTTTATGTGATTGCCACATGTATTCCGTATACTTAATTCTGCTTTCAAAGCAAGGCGGATACCACTCAGGGTTGTACGGTTTAATTGTTATTATTCTTTTATCGCCCACTTTGTTTCTCCAATCTAGCAATCTCACGGTTGATATACCACACCGCTTTCTTTAAGTCTTCTAAATGTTTACCCTTCAATCCCGCCCGCCACACATATTTAATGGCATTGCCAAGGTTAAAATTCATATGCTCAGTAATCTGTATGCACTCTATACCCGATGGGTGGTCGGTGTAGTGAACTGGGTGGTTTACTGGGTCTGTCATTTTTTTAGCGCCTCGTTAAGACGTTGTGCTTGCGGGTGTGGTTGAGACACGTACGGTTTAAATACTGGAGGTATCTTGCTTTTAGCCATTTTAAATTCGTCTGGTTCTGGTCTGTAAGATACAAACTTTGCTTCGTATAATCCTGATTTCATTTCTCTTGTGCCTTTCTTACATTTTCCAAAGCTAAATTTATACAAAAGATTGCCGTATAGAATCCAAAAGCAAAACTACCAGCCATTGCTAATCCAATCCAAATACCTTCAGTCATTTCTCTTCCTCAACCTCATTACTAGCATCAAATCCATATTGCCAACCCATTTCAATCAATAGCAACTCATCTTCTGTATAGGCTTTAGTGCGTGGTTCTCCATCTTCTAACCATTGACCAGCTTTCCATTCTTCAAATGTTTTGTATATCATTTCTCTTGTGCCTTTCACGCTACTGGTTCATTGTTCAAAATAATGCCTCCTCAAAACTTCCCAAATCTACCGATTTCTTTTTCGAACGTAATTGTTTGAACGTCCACCCAACTCTCCCACTTACGAGCGCCCGTGCTTCTTCTCGCCTTGAGACCGTTCGCATCAATTCTTGGTTCTCGTCGTAAATTAGATACAGGAGCATAGTCAGTTAGCTTTCCAAATTCAGTTACAGTCGGCGGCAGGTTTCTAAGTGTCTCTAATACTATCTCGTCAAAGTATAGATACTTTCTTGGTCTACCTCTAGGCACTCTTTTTCCTTTTTGATTTAGCTGCAACAATACCTACTTCTTGTTCGGGTTCTTTATTGCGTGCTTCTAGCATCTCATCAGCAAACCTATAACATTCTTCTGCACTCACCCCTGTTATGCTTCTAAGCATTGCAAAGCAATCCCTCAAGTCTTCGTCGTTCATCTGTAATTCCCTCTCCCGTTATGCTCACATTCCAATACTGAGCAGAATTTCCTACAAGTAAAGTTAGGTTTTGGATTCCACAAATTGTTTTCAAAAGCCTTTTCTAACTGATCTGTTTCCTGCTTCCAACGCAACCAATAAACCTTTTCATCTTTCTTGTTATATTTAGCCTTAATAAAGTCGTTACATACTACAAACGCTAGACCCGCTTTTACTCTTTCAATGTTGGGAAAATGCTTGAACAAAGCCAATGACATCAATTCCAACTGCTTAGTATCCGCATACTGACTAGACTTTCCTGTCTTGTAATCAACTACGTGGGCTAAGTCCCCCTCTACAATAACTAAATCTCCTACACCTCTGAACCAAACTTCTTTGTCAAAGAAACCACAAGGTTCTAAGTCCTTGGTCAATCCCATCTTATATTCGACTAGCTTCTCACCTGGTATAGCGTTAAGCACATCCAATATTGGAACCATATAAGAAAACTTCTCAGGTATTGGTGTACCTTTTCCTATGTAATGCTCAGCCGCTTCGTGAACTGCCTTGCCATATATAATAGCTTCAGTTGTAGGCTCTTTGATATCCTTGATTACCCTTAGATGGTAGTATTTTTTAGGACATTGTTGAAACAACCCAAGCGAGGAATATGACCAAGTAATACTCATGAATTGCTTTCTTTAGCTATCAAACATAACAATCTAGCTTCAACCAATGCGTACTCTGCATACAGTTGGGCATCTTTAAACTTTCTCTCTAACATACAATCTTCAAAGTCTTTTAAGTTTTTACGTATATCTAATAAGAACTCAGCATAATCCATTAATGTTCCCATTCATCGTCGTCCAAGTCAGCATGTTCAAGTATTGTTTTCTTAGCACGTTCTAGTAACCACACCATAAGAGCGGAGTCACCTGTGCTAGAGACTAATCGTTCTGCACCCATCTTAGTGTAGCCAATAACAATTACGCACTCGTACTCACCTTTATTGTTTTCTAATACGGTGTCGGCGTCGATGTCATCGGTTGTACCGCCTGTAAAAGGTAGAATTTTAGCGGTCATTTTTTAGTTGCTTTCTTGACAACGCTCGCTGCTTTTTTGACAACGGCTCTAGTGCGCTTAACAGGAGTTTTGCCACCTTCATCGGGTCTAACTCGGTACTCATCAATTGCTGCGGCAAGTAAACTAACGATACCCCACTGCACAAGTGTTTCGAGTCCTTCTTTATTAAACGTAACTTGAGCATCGGCTGAGCCATCTTTGTTTTCCTTAATAATCTTTACACTTATGCCAAGGGTATCTTCAATCGTTGTTTTTCTTTTTGGTTCTAATCTTGGTTTTAATGCCATTTTATTGCTCCTTAGTTGCTAGTTGCACAGCGTCATAGACTTGCTTGGTTGCTTTTAAAACATACTCAATATCGTTAGGGGTTAACTGCCCCATCAACTGCATTATCTTCATAACCGCAATATCGTTATTTAAAGCTTGGGGTTCTACTAATTTTTCAATCATTAACATTCTCCATAAGATTTACCAACACCTATTTCACAAGCAAGGGGAAGAGTTAATGCCCAGGACGGCCGCCAATTCATGCACTCCTCTATGTAAGCCAATGCCTCGTCCTTCTCTTCTTCTTTAACCACAGCCATCACCGCATCGTGTACAGTTAAGGCAACCTTGTACTTCCTACTAATCTTTAGCATCTGCTCACCAATGACACAACGGGCTAACGCTTGGCATACATTCTCTACTATCTTCCCACCGTAAATCTTGATACGACCACGTCTACTTGCGTAGCTATATTGGTCATCACTATCTTTTTGTAGGTCACGATAGTTTAGGTAAAGTCCACTAGGTAATAAAAAACCTGATTCCGTAAGGCTAAGTGCTTGCGGTTGACACCCGACAGGCGCAGTTTTCTTTTGTGTGAGCGCATCAAGGGCGCTATTAGCTTCTTTCCACAGTCGGGGTATGTGGGAGTAAGTGGCTCTGTAAACCGAGATAATTCTAGCCGCTTCCTCATCCGCAATTTCCACGCCAAAAGTTTTGAGTTGTAATGCAAATTTTTTACTACCCATGCCATACCCCGCACCGAGAATCGTCGTCTTGCCGACGAACCTTT